TTGATAAGCTATCAGATCAAGAGGGTGTAGGTAAGGTTGGTACATTAGCTGTACAACAACAACTACTAACCCTTATTGAGGGTCAAGAGGAGTATAATGTAACCAATGATAAAGGACGCAATACCGGCTTCCAAGTCGACACCCGTAACATCCTTTGGGTACTAGGTGGCGCATTCACTGCGTACAGAGAATCAGCTATTAAGAAACTTAAGAACCCTACCACAATAGGCTTTGCTACGGAAACCAAAGAACCAGAAGAGTTTGTGTTCGATCAACAACAAGCTATTAAAGCTGGATTACTAAGGGAATTAGTAGGGCGTATAGGGCAAGTTATAGAGTTACATGACTTAAGCAGAGAAGAGTGCTACAGAATTATGGTAGAACCAGTAGATTCTATAGTTAATCAGTATAAGATATTAGGGGAATTAAGAGGATTAAATCTAACACTAACCGAGAAGGAGATCTGGGATATAGTGGACGAAGCAATCCGCTTAAAGCTTGGTGCACGTGGATTAAGGACACTGGCAGACAAGTTAATGAAAGATCGTATGTATATATAAGGAGGATTTAATATATGGCAGATCGCAAATTTATATCAAGGTTGTTCCTAAACAAGGCAAAGGACTCAGGTAAAGTATATCTGAAAGGTACAATTAAGATAGCTAAAGAAGAACTAAAGGCCTTCCTACAGAGTGATGGATCAGTAGAGATACCAGTATTCGGGCACACATTCGAAGGTAAAGACAAACAAGACAATGTATATAAAGCATATAATTTAGAGGTAGTATATGAAAGTAATTCTAAAGACGTTAAAGGTTTTAAAAAAGAGAATACTAAAACTTTTAAAAACAATTCTCTAGATACACCATTCTAAGATAAACATAAGACAATAATAGTTATACAAAGAGGGGGCTAGCAATAGTCCCCTTAAATATTTTACTGGACTTTACTCAAGAAATGTAGTAATATTATATTATAGATAAGAAGTTGAGGTACACAATGGCCTACAAATTCAAAGTAAGAGACGAGTCTCCGGAAGATATGGATACCAAAGATATCTTACAGTATCTAGATAGAATGAGAACTAACTTTAAAGACAGTACAGATAAAGATGAACTTAAATCATCGCTAGAATTCTTAAAGAATATGTTAGGAGAGGATAATAAATGACAATAAGAATATTTAAATCTATAGAGTATATGGATAGAGATGGGGAGCAGCCAAGCTTTCATTTGTACCAAGCAAAGAAGGTTAGGTACAACCCAGAGTCAACAGTTATACAGGCATTTGATAGGGAACCTATACCTCTAGTTGCATTATCTAAGGATGACCTACTACAGTTAGTTAATGATATCAAATATGCCCTTGAGAATGAGCCTATAGTTAATGAAAAGCTACTATGTGATACTCTAGATGTAGACTACCAATCCCCATCTGATATAGAATCTATACGTGTATTAAATGAGGTAACGTCAGTTATAGTGAAAGAAGTGCCACAAATAACACATACTAAGTTAGATGCTAAGGATGATGATAACATAACTATACAAGAAGAAATATGTCGGCAAATGGTTAAGGACATATCTGATACACTTGATATAGCACGTCTAATGCGCAACGAAGACCATAGTATGGATTATATATACTATGAACTGATTGACGATCTAAACCAACTAATAAATGAGCTAGCTGACGAGTTAGAAGGAGGAGCAAATGAATAATGACCTAAAGAAAGTAGCATTAGCTATCAAAAAAGACCCAGAAATAGTAACTAGAGTGGTACAATCATTATATGAAGACTTTGTAATACATGGATCACACGAACGACTAGGGAAAGAGATGATGCAATTCGGTCTAATTATACGTCAAGCAGGACTTATAAACAATAATGGAGGTGTACAATGAACATGGCAGTATTACCACAATCAGTTGAGGATGTGTTGTTCGCCACACGAGGCGATATGACAATGGAAGAGTTTGCTGCAGAGTTAGGTGTCAAACTTAAGACATTAGAAGGTGTAATGTACGATGGTAAGAAAGTACCAGCAGCATTAGACAGGGCATACTGCAATTACGTAGATGTATTCCCAGGTTATCTATTATGGGTAGAACAAACCTACAAGAGGGCATTAAAGTCCTATCTAGACTCTTACAATGAAACATGGAGATAAGTAGAATGAGATACAGGATCAGATCTAAACGTACATTAGCAGCAATAGCCTATAATGAGTATCTAGTACACGATGATATTAATAAACTAATCGCAGCCCTAGAGCTAATAGAATTAGGTGAGTTTGAAGATGAACATAATTGAGACAGAAGAGCAGTATAACCAGGTACTCAGGCGTATTGATGATATATGGGACAATACTGACAACTATGATGAACTAGATAGATTATGTGCACTAGTTGAGGAATATGAAGCAAAACACTATAATATGGGAGATCCAACGATGTCATATGATTACCTTCTATATCTAGAGAGGAGCTTGGATACAATAGAGAAGCAAGACGCCTTCATTGAGGCCTCATTTGAGGACTATAAGCGTCACCTAAGCCTAACCTACCTGATATCAGAGCTAGAATTCATAAATAAGATACGTAATACACATGCGAGGGCCAAAGATGGTACAGATTAATATAACTAAGGCAGATGGCGTAGATATACCTTCATATGCAACATTATATAGCTCAGGCTTGGATTTACAAGCCAATATAACTCAATCTATTATACTACAACCACTAGAACGTGTAATTATACCAACTGGGATATCAATTGAGCTACCAATAGGATACGAAGCTCAGGTTAGACCAAGGTCAGGACTAGCAGCTAAGTATGGAATTACGGCACACTTTGGCACAATCGACTCAGACTATAGGGGTGAGATTGGAGTTATACTAATTAACATGAGTAAGGATGAGTTCGAGGTTAAGCCTCTAATGCGTATAGCACAGCTTGTAATAGCTAAGTATGAGTATGCTGATCTACATGTGGTTGAATCATTGAACGGAACCACAAGAGCTAGTAATGGCTTTGGATCAACTGGACTGTAGTAATAACAGTATGAATAACAGAGTTCACGTGTAGGATGAACCACAGTATACACACTACACTGTATTGTAGTCCTACATATCACAATGTGTTGATAATCAAGGAGATAGGCTAATGTTGGTGTGTACTATAGTGTACTACTGATCGGTGTCCCATAGCCCCTAGCTACTACAGTCTCCAAAAACAGGAAAAACCCTATCAAACCCAGGCAGAATCTATCTGTGCGGGATTTGGATCTATATATAGTGTTTGCGGAAAGGGGTATACCCAAAATATCTGTACCCCCTCGGTGTGGCGTTAAAGTTGATGGTACTAACGGACAACAATATCGAAATTATTTTTTATCAGCGGAATCACTAAGGTAGCTAACAAGGTCATTAAGATTGTCTCTAAGGTCAATCCTATTGGATTCTTTCTCGAAGTCATCCATTATGATTAGTAAGTGAGCTAGAATTTGATCATCAGACATAGCTATCCTTAAATTGTGAAGTATACTCTATAGACCGTTTAGTGAGTATCTTTATGTTTCATCGTGTTTATCGTTCTTGAGGAGAGGAGAGTCTAATCGAACTCGTGTAAGATGTGAGAACATCGATACTAGAATTATCTAAAATTATAATCGTATCTTAATCTCACTACAGTATAATAGCAAAGTTAAATTGGTCATGTCAAGTAGTTTAACAAAAATTTAACATAACTATCAATCACTAAATGTTACAAATTGTTACAATCAATGTAGTAGGGGGTTTCCACCCCACATAATAGAGTATTGAGTAGAATACCTTAATGTGGTATAATAGACTCCTTATTCGAGGTATCCCATGACAACTAAGATAATTAAGAGTCCATATCAACCTAGGCCATTACAAGCCGATCTACATAAGGACTTACGTAAATATAATGTGGTAGTTGCTCATCGTCGTTTCGGCAAGACATACTTCTGTATCAACGAGATGATCTTTAGAGCGCTACAGTGTCAGAAGAATAGACCGCAGTACGCCTATGTTGCCCCAGAGAAAGCACAAGCTAAGAAGATTGTATGGGGTATAATGAAGGACAACACAGGCTTCCTGCCTGACGTGAAGTATAATGAGGCCGAGTTAAAGGTAGAGTTCACTACAGCTGGTGGTACGAAATGCACTATCTATGTTGAAGGCGCGGATGACCCAGCGCGTCTGCGTGGGATGTACTTTGATGGAGTTGTACTGGATGAGGTTGCACAGATGCCCGAAGAGATTTGGGATAAGGTATTGATGCCAGCCCTAACTGATAGAGATGGATGGGCTATATTCATTGGTACACCAGAAGGGAAGAATCTATTATATAGGCTGTACCAGAGAGGCCTTAAAGAGGATGCTCGCAATTGGTACTCACATTTATTCAAAGCCAGTGAAACTGGCATATTCACTCACGAACAACTAAAAGACTTTAGAGACGAGATAGGTGATGAGGCATATAACCAAGAGTATGAATGTTCTTTTGATGCGGCAGTTAAAGGTACATATTATGGTAAGAACTTGGCCATGCTCAAGGAGCAGGGCTTTGTAGGTAATTACCCATGGGACCCTTCCCTACCTGTATTTACTGCTTGGGATATCGGTGGTAATGATCCTACTGCTATCTGGTTCGCGCAGCAAGAAGGTGATATTGTACGTATTATAGATTTCTATCAAGGACAAGGTCCTGATGTATCCTACTATGTTAATATAGTATTAGCCAAGCCATATAAATATAAGAAGCATATATTTCCGCACGATATGCACCAGAATCACTGGGGACAGGGTAAGACTAGGTTGGAGCAGGTAAGGGGTGGTTTAGGTACGCACCATATCCAGGTGCTCAAGAGAACGCCAGTAATCGATGGTATAACTGCAGTTAGATCTTTGCTACCTAGATGTAGGTTTAATGCACCAGTAGTTGATACAGGACTTGATGCACTATTCTTATACAGATCTGACTATAACTCTACGACTGGTGTATATAATCAGCAGCCTAAGCACGACTGGACGTCTCACGCAGCGGATAGCTTTAGGTATCTTGCATTAGGGTTACGAGAATTGCCTAAAGATCTATTCGATGAATTTGGTGTTAGTAAGCAATATTCTTCGTATGACGACTATAATCCGCTTGACTAAGTTGCGTAATTTATGGTATATTAGGTAGTCTTTTTATTTCACAGGGTTATCATATGGGAGCTCTTACAGCATTATTTAGTTCTATTGGCGGTGCCGCAGGCGGACTATCTGGATTAGGTAGCATAATATCCGCAGCATCATCGTTCATAGGTAGCGGAAACGATAGGGAAGTGTCTATGCCAAATCAAGTCAGCATGGCTCCAGCTACAGATGCACCAACCGTACCAGCAGAACCAGCTCAAGTAATGACGGCTGAAGAATCAATCCAAGCACAAGATGAGGATAAACGTCGTCGTCTATTAGCACAACAAAAAACCAATTCAAAATCCAATACATTAGCTGGTAATATACAAGAGCAGCCTAAGACTGGATCTACATTACTAGGAGGCTAATATGGGAGCACCAGGAGGCGGTGGAGGTGGTAGCGGCTTTGATTACACCATGGGTGGTAGAAGTTACACTGATGACGATAATAGAGCTGTTGTAGGCTATCTAAACGAAAAAGATGCTATGACTGGACCTTATAACATGTCCAATAATTCTGCCCCTGTATTCCAAAGTATGGCAGATTATAATAAAAACTCACGTATAGTAGATGATACTATACGAACAGGTGGTTACGACGCGTTAAAGAATTTAGTTAATAAAGATCCATATGCGTATTATGATATTTCTAAAACGATCTTATTAGGATATACCTCACCAGAATCGCACCAGAGTTATAAAAATTTATATTCAAACCTCGGTGATCTTAATAGAGAAACTGCCTTTGGTCAGGACTCAATATTTAGTAATTTCAGTGCTGCCCGCGACGCATCACAAAAACCAGCGGCATCTAGTAGCGCACCTAGTGGCACAGGTCCAGCAGTACCAGCGCCTAGACAAACAGGTGGTTTAGATACTCCTGAGGCCCTACTAACGGATTCGCAGAAAGAAGAACGTAGAAGAAAAGAATTAACGCCAGATTCTGGCAATCTATTATTAGGAACAACTACATTATTAGGAGGATAATATGGGTGGTTTATTTTCAATGTTTGGTGGCGGAGAGCAGGAATCAGCCCCAGTATATCAACAAGCTCCAGCAGCAGCCGCACCAGCTCCTGTACAAGCAGCGGCAGTTCAAACTAATAATGTGGATACTCCAGTAGGCGGAGAGGATGCATTAAAGAAAAAGAAAAGGGTTGCCGTACCAGCAGGTAGCACGACTCTTACAGAAGGCTCTACAACGCTATTAGGAGCATAACGATGGATGAAAATCATAAATTAATAGGACAGTTTGTTGCCAGGTTTGACAAGCTTAAATCCGAGAGGGCTACCATTGAAAATACATGGCAAGAGATTGCAGACAACTGCGTATCTAATGGCGCCGACTTTACTAGTACAAGAAGCGCTGGGGATAACTCAAGAACCAGACGTATATTTGACATAACCGTAATACAAGCAATTGACTATCTTGTATCAGCATTACATAGCGGCTTAACCAACCCATCTACAAAATGGTTTGAATTAAGAATGAAGGATAGTGTTCTAAGCCAAGATCCGGAGATCGCAGCATTCCTAACTAAAGCTAGGGACTATATGCTAGATTGTTTTAATAGCTCATCATCTGCATTCCCTGGCCAGAATCACGAAGTATTGCTATCTTTAGTTCAGTATGGACCAGGATGTCTACTTGTCGAAGATAACGTTGAAAAGGGCATTAGATTCTCAGCAATACACATTTCAGAAGTATACATAGCTCAAAATGCATTCGGCATTGTAGATACCGTATATAGAAAGTTTCAAATGACTGCTCGCCAAATGGTACAAAGATGGGGCGATGCTGTGCATAGATCTGTTCAGGATGCCTATAAAAAGAATCCCGATACCAAGTTTGAAGTATTACACGTAGTAGAGCCTAAGTCTGATAAATATCAGCCTAAGAATAAACTACATAATTTCGTGAGTTATCACATCGATATAACTAATAAAAGCTTAATATCTGTTGGCGGTTACTTTGAAAGCCCATATATTATAGCTAGATTTAGTAAGTTCTCCTCCGAGGATTATGGGAGGTCTCCAACCTGGCAGACCCTACCGACAGTCAAACTTGTAAACAGAATGACCGAAACCATAATCAAGTCCGCTCAGCTACAGGTATCCCCTCCTTTACTACTAGCTGATGACGGAGTTATGATGCCAGTTCAGGCCAAACCAAATGGCGTCATATATGGCGGTATATCAATGGATGGTACGGCGCGAGTACAACCGCTCAACGTCGGAGGAAACCTAAACATCGGTGCTGAAATGCTTGGTCAATTCCAAAAGCAGATTAGGGACTCATTCTTTGTTGATCAATTAGTATTTAGGGATGGTCCTATGATGACCGCTACCGAAGTAATACAGCGCCAACAAGAAGCATTGAAATTGTTAGGTCCAGTAATTGGAAGGCTACAAACTGAATACTTAACTCCATTAATTGCTAAGATATTTTCTATATATGCGCGTAGTGGTAAGTTAGGCAGGATTCCACAAAAAGTTCTTGAGAATGAGTATGAGATTGAATACGTAGGTCCAGTACCTATGTTACAGAAGCAGCAAGAATCTGCTCAGTTCAATCAGTTCATAGGTGCGGCAAGCTCTTTGATACAACTTAACCCAAGTACCTTAGATAACTTTGACTTAGACGTTGCAGCCCGTAAGATGGCTGATAGCTTGGCTATATGGAAAGATGTTGTACGTCCAGTTGAAGATGTAGCTAAGATTAGAGAAGCTCAGGCGCAAGCTCAACAAGCTCAGATGGCTATGCAATCAGCTGAACAAGCTGCTACTATTAACTCAATCATGAATAAGTAGGTAATAGATGTTAGATAGAATTAGGAATATATTTAATTTATCAAAGCCTAAATCAAGTAATATTGAGCTGGCTAAGGCCTATCAAGATGTATTGGCAACTGAATCTGGTAAGAAGGTCTTGACCGACCTCCTAAAATTTAGTAAAATATATGACTCAACGTTTGTACCAAGCGATTCACATACAACTGCCTTTTACGAAGGTATGCGTAGAGTAGGCTTAAGAATAGCTTCGTTGATAAACGTAGACGTTAATGATAAACAAAACCACGGGGAAATAAATGATGGATTCGAATCAAACGATCTCTAATACTGAGACAACCGTTTCTGAAGCGATAGTAACTAATACCGTAGCTCCTGAAGCACCAGCTGTTGCACAAAATGCAACAGTTCAAGCACAACAAGTAACACCAGATGTAGGAGCGCCAAGTCTATTTGATTCATTAAGCGATGAGTTAAAACAGTTTGCAAACCTAAAAAATTTCAAGGATGTAAACGAGCTTGCTAAAAGCTATATGCACGCACAATCCTTAATAGGTAAGAGAATTCAGGAGTTATCTCCAGAAGATATAAAACATATTAACTTCCTTAAGGGTGCACCAAAGAGTCATGAAGAGTACGCACTACCAGCAGAGCTTCCTAATGATGTTGTTGATTGGTACAAGAAAACCGCACATGATGCAGGATTAAGCCAAGAGCAGGCCAAGAAAGTAGTTGACAAATATATCGAATTAAATAGAGACTTTGCAGCTAAGCAAGAAGAGCAGATGAAAATCCAAACTACTAACTGGGCTAATGAATTAAAGGCTGAGTTTGGTAATGCATTTGATAACAGGATACAGGTTGCTAAACGTGCCGTAGAAAATTTCGGTGGTCAGGAATTAAAAGATATCCTTAATCAAACAGGTTTAGGAAGCCATCCAGTAGTAGTAAAAATGTTTGCTAAGATTGGTGAAAGCTTACTAGAAGATAGTCTAATTCAAAGTGATTATGAGAAAGTTATAGGGTTAACTCCAGCTGATGCTAAAAATACTTTGAATACTAAACTATTAGATAACGATTTTAGAGGTGCTTTGTACTCCGCTACACATCCAGCTCACAAGGCTGCAGTAGCAGAATATGAAAGATTATTGAGTGCGATGCATCCCAAAGGATAAGCCGTGGTAGGCCCCTGTATAATAACTCGCTAGTGGCGTAACCACAGAATAGCCCCAGAAATGGACAAGCGGTTTCGAAAACAAAAAACAACTTTAATTAATTTAAAACGAGGAAAATATGTCTTATACTATGGACTCAATCTTTGTAAATGCTTATAATGCGATGTTGCATCATTTGTCTGAACAAAGAGGATCAAAACTAAAAGGCCTCTTCCAAGAGGAACAAGCAAAGGGTGAAAAACACTTCTTTGATAGAGTCGGTGCGTTCTCCGTATCCGAAATCAACAGCTTGGCATCGCCAGTTCTATTACAGGACAGCTCTATGTCAAGACGTATGGCTACCTTAAAAGCTTACGACGCCGCTACATTAATACACGATGTCGAAAAGATGAAAATGTTGGTAGACCCTACAAACGACTACGTTGTTAAAATGATGAATGCTCATGGTAAAAACTATGACTTAGCATTGATCAATGCCTTGATTGGTACAGCAGCTACAGGTAAAGAAGGCGCAGGCTCACAAGCTTTCGACTCAAACCAACAAATAGCTCATGGATCTACAGGCCTAACAGTAGCTAAACTTCTACAAGGCTTACGGATATTGGAAAGCAATGATGTAGACATGGATTCTAATAATGTTTATTTATTAGTTAACGCTCGTGGTCGCGAAGACTTACTTGCTGATTCAAACTTTACTTCACATGACTTCCAAAACGTTAAGGCTTTGGCAGGTAGAGAGTTACCTTCTTTCAGAGGTATACAATTAGTACACACTGAAAGATTACCAGCTCACACAGCCGGCTCAGTATACAGAGCAATCCTCTGCACTGATAACGCTCTTAAAGTTGCTAAAGGCATGGATCCAGTTGTTGATATCTCTCAACGTAAAGATATCCAAGATCTACCATTCCAAATCTATACAAAACAAGCATTCGGTGCTGTACGTATGGAAGAAGGTCTAGTAGTTGACATCTTGTTCCAATAATAACAATTAAAATAGGAGTAATTAACTATGCCAATCGGAACAGTTAAATCAGTAAACGTAACAAACATAGAAGCCAGTCCAACTAGTTTGTTGTGGAAGAAAAAAGGTGAAGTTAAGCTTATAGATAGAATATCTTTAGCTACCACCGCAATGGACGACGTGGGCGATATAATATTGATGGGCCCAGTAAGATCTGATGCTATCCTAGTAGAACTAGCGTTCTATAACGATGCATTGGCAGCTTCTGGTCTAGCATATAATATCGGTCTATACTACTCAGGTATAGGTGGAAACCAAGCAGAACTTGGTAGAACATCTGGAACTGTAATAGACGCAGACTGCATAGGAACCGCAGTAGCCTTCAGCACCGCACGTGTTGTACCAGGCTTTGTAGGTTTCGAAGCACGCGACATTGTTGACATAACAAAAGAGTTATGGGAAGTTGGTGGACTAGCATCTGATCCAGGTGGACTATTCTACATCGGCTTGACATGCTCTACCGTAGCTACTACACCAGCTGCTGGAGACATTGTTATGGTGGCTGAAACACTATAAGTAATATTGGGGGACTGCCGGATTGTACTGGTGTCCCCTATATACATTTAAGTATGTAAACTGTACTTAAATCTATATAATAAAGGTAAACATGGCATCAGTAACACAAATATGTAATAGGGCTTTAATAAGACTTGGAGCCAGTACAATCACAGATATAACAGAGAACTCTAAGGAAGCGCGTTTATGTAACATTATTTATGATCAGGTTCGTCAAGAACTTTTAAGATCACACCCCTGGAATTTTGCAATACGTAGAGCAACCCTAGCTTCCGATACAGAATATCCACCATTTGAATTTTCATACCAATATAGTTTACCATCAGATTGCTTACGTGTATTATCTATGGTTGATAGCGCAGAAAACTATAAATTAGAAAATAATAAAATACTAACCAACGAAGCAGTAGTAGACATTCTTTATATAGGCGATGTTGAGGATCCAACTCAATTCGATTCCCTGTTTAATACATTATTAGTATTGCGTATAGCTATGGAATTAAGCTATAATATTACCGGAGCTACCTTTGTATACTCAGCTATTCAATCTGAATTTAACCAGGTTAGACGAGAAGCTAAGCTATATGACGCACAAGAGGGTACACCATTAGATTTTGGAGATGGCGACTGGTTAGGGAGTAGGTAAATAATGGCAATTGTAAATTACATTCAGGCTAGCTTTGCTGCCGGAGTACTAACACCTAAACTAGCAGGACGTACTGATCTATCTAAATACAAGACAGGATTAGCATCATTACATAACTTTCTAGTATCACCATATGGATGTGTGTTTAGAAGGCCTGGGACACGCTTTGTAGAGCCAACAATAAGTACCAGTAATATATCCCGCCTAGTAAGATTTGAATACTCTAACGAGCAAGCTTATCAGATAGAATTTTCTGCAGGTAAGATCAGATTCTATAAAGACCAAGGTCAGATCTTAAGAAGTAGAGGTATAACTAACGGAACATTTACTTCAGGTATTTCAGGATGGACATCCAATAATGCTGGTACGGGAACTATTTCATGGGATGCTGGTAACCAAAGATTAAGTTTAAATGGTGGTGGCGGTGCCAACTATGCTCGCGCCTATCAAGCAGTTGCTAATATAGGCTTGGGTACATTTACTATAACAATGGACGTAGTCACATCTACAATAACTTATAGAGTAGGAACTTCTGTAGGCGGATCGTCCTTAGCTACAGGAACCCTAACTGCTGGTACTGGAAAAACATTTAACTTCACTGTTACTGCAAACTCTACCGTATATATAGAATTTGAATGCGCTTCTACAGCAGGTATAGATAACATTGTTTTAAACACAGGTAATATCTACGAAATAGATATACCATATACCAATAGTGAAATAAACGATTTAAGATTTGCACAATCTTTCGACACACTGTATATTACACATAGGTCTTACGTACCAAGACAACTTCAAAGACTTGGACATGATAACTGGGTACTATCAACTGTATTATTTATTGAGCCTCCTTATCTAGATGAAAATACATCAGATACGACAATAACACCAAGTGCTACGACTGGATCCGTAACTGTAACAGCCTCATCTGCTATATTTGCTTCAACTGATGTTGGTAGGGCTATCCGATATAAATCCGGACCAGATAGATCTGATGTAACCAATTATACTGGAACTGGTACACAAACCTACTTTGATATTCCCTTTTACCCACAAGGACCTAGCGATCTAGTAGTAAGTTTTATAGAAAGTTCAGGCGCTCGTACTGCCAAAACCTATACATCTGGAGCTCCGGGTGCTGGTCAATTTACTATAACTAATGGTCAGATTCGTACTGGCGATACGGCCTCATCATCACAACGTGTTGAGATATCTCCGGCATATGCTGGATCCGGAGAGTGGGGATGGATGAAAATAACCGCATATACATCATCTACACAAGTTACAGCCCTGGTACAAAAAGACTTAGCTGGTACTAATGCATCCACAGAATGGAGGTTAGGTGCTTGGTCTGAGACTACAGGGTACCCACGAGTTGTAGTATTCCATGAACAAAGACTATACTTTGCTAATACAGAAAATCAACCACAGACATTCTGGGGCTCGGCAATTGCTGACTACACTAATTTCCAACCAGATAATGTTTTGTATAAAGGTGCTATTGATAACGATACCTCAGTATCCTTTACATTAGCCGCAAATAACTCACAGGCAATAAACTGGTTAGCTTCTAAGGGAGCATTAATAATAGGTACAAGTAACGCTGTATTCTCTGCTAAGGGAAGTAGTGGATCTATAACGGCATCTAACGTATCAGTTAAAAAAGAAGCCGATATACCGACAGCATTTACACAGGTCGCAGAAACTTATAATGAAATTATATTTGTTGAGAGCTTGGGGCAACGCGTCTACTCTGTATTTTACTCTTTCCAATTAGACGGTTATGACGTACAAGAACTAACACTACTATCAGATCATTTAGGTAAGATAAGCCCAATATTAGAAATTACCTACCAACCTACCTCTAAGATATTGTGGGCTAGACGTGAGGACGGAACTCTATTGAGTTGTACCTATATCCGTAACCAAGAGGTTATTGGATGGGCTACTCACAGCATAGGGGGCACTGATTCTGATGTACAATCAATATCAGTTATCCCAGGAGCTACATATAGTGAGTTGTGGATGGTTGTAAATAGATCTGGCATGCCATCTGGATTCAGTAGAACTATTGAGTTTATGACACAGGAGTTTGACAACGAAGAAAAAGAAGATGCTATATTCCTAGACTGCTCCTTAACTTATAACGGCACATCATCTACATCTATCAGTAACCTTGATCACGTAGCCTCTGCTGAAGTATCTGTCTTAGTAAATGGCTCTGTCCATCCTAATGTAACAGTTAGCTCCGGTGGTGTGGCTACATTAAGTATTGGTGCAACTAAAGCTACATTCGGATTTGGATATGAGTCATATTTAGAAACTATGAGTATAGAAGCTGGATCTAAAATAGGATCTGCACAGGGTAGTATAAGTAGAATATCAGAAGTTAGCATACGTTTCTTTGAAACTATAGGCGCTAAAGTAGGCTTCGATTCTAACTCAATAGACATCATACAGTTTAGAGAATCCAATGATTTAATGAATACATCTCCAGATCTATATAGTGGATTTAAAATAATTAAATTTAACTCTGGATTTAACCCAGAATATAAGGTATACTTAAAGCAAGATCAGCCGTTACCAATTACGGTATTAAATATTGTATTTAAGGCCCAGATATCAGATGCACAGTGATTTAATTATACGACCATATAGAATAGAAGACGTATTTCAAATAAGAGTGCGTGACGAGCAGATAGAGTTTCATAGATCTCATAGGGGTTTAATGGATTATGCCATAAGTATAGCTAATGGTTATATGCCTATAACAGTTACAACTATTGATAATGAAATTGTTCTTATAGGCGGATTGATTCCGTTATACCTAGATAACGCCGAGGGCTTCTTTTTACTTAGTGATACGTTTGAGCATCACTATTTGAAGAACGCACTACTATTGACTAAATCAATTAAAAAGTATATAATTAGGTCTCCATTCAATAGGATACAGACTACGGTAAAGCAAGACTTTGCTAAGGCCGAAAAGTTTGTAAAACTACTCGGATTAGAGAAAGAGGGATGCCTAAGAAAAGGCGGTTGGGATAAAAAAGATTTGTATATTTACGGATGGGTAAGAAATGTTTGACGTAAGTTTTTTTAGAGAGTATTCTGGATTTACTCCTAGTAGCAATAAATCCAATATGTATGACTTCCAGAGAAGTCAGATTACAAGCCAGGCCAATAATAGCTTCTTTGATATAATAGGTGGTATTGGGTCTAAACTATCTAATGCGTGGGCCGCTAGGGATTACGCTGATCAAGTAGCTGAAGCTAAGGCTATAGCGTATCAAAATGCACAGGTAGTAGCTGAGGCACAGAAAGAGTACAATCTAAAAGCCGCAGAGTTTCAAAACGAACTGCGTCAACGTAACTCTAATATATTAATGAATAACGCGTACAACCTACGTAGCTTTGCTCTACAAGAGAAAGAGGATGGGTTTGCGTATGCAATGAGGGTTAGCGGTGATTATAAGGCTGAGTTTGCCTCATCTGGAGTACAGTTAAATACAGGATCAACCAGAGATGTTGAAAATTTCTTAATTGATAGTGCTATGACTAAATCTGATAGGACATATAAAGATAGGTTAAATCAGATATCTGAAGTTGTCAATAAAGCTCAGTCAGAAGCTCTCGCAGGTACATATGAACTGTGGAGTGCTAAAGAACGTAATAGATTTATAGATGCTAACGCTCAAATGGTACAATACTAATGGCTAGAATTAATTTACCTACACCAGAGTCAGCAATGACTCCTATACAACAAACAGCACCTTTTAATGCTAGTGAGATCAAATCATTCCAAAATCAAGTAGGATCTGAATATGATCAATTAACTAGCCGTGCTTTATCAAGTGCAGCTAGTTTTAGAGACAGAGCTGAGGCGGCAGAGATGGCTGCCACAGAAGCAGAAAATAAAGCCAGCTTAATGAAGCTAATACCACAAGCCATGCAAGATATTGGTGATACCTTTGACAAGGCTACTGCTAAAATTGTTGCATTGGACCAACACCAATTTGAAGAAGAAGCTGCTAAAGCCGGAAGAGCATATGTACTAGAAGAAGGTATTGGGCTGCAAGAGCAGTATTTAAAATTCAGACAGCAAAACCCAGGTAACCCAGCAGCTACACTTAAGTTTGTAAACGGTCAAATAAATGAGGCACTAAGCAGAGCCCCAACCGAGGACGCTAGATTAGACCTATTGTCTAAAGCCTCACGTATTAAATATTCTGCACTAAGTAATGCCTTCTCAGAGAAAAGAGTTAGGGGTAAGCAAGAAAGACAGTCTCAAGTATCTAAGGCCTATAACTCTATCTTGGAGCAGGTTAAAGTAAACCCATATGATGTACAAACATCAGCAGTACAACTAAACGATATTAATAAGACCTTAAGTAATGAGGGCTTACCAGCAGATCACGTAGACTACTTAAATAAATCCATGAAATCTGGTGTGTTGAAAACACAGATCCAAACTTTCTTACAGAATGGACAAGTAAATAATGCTGCTGACGCATTAAGAGATAAGGGGTATAAGGCTACAATTGAAGCTAATGAGTACAAAGGATTAGTAGATGTAACTGCACAGGCATTTATTGAATCTAAATTAGCTACTTACAAGAAATCTGATTTACGAACCGGAATAGCTGTATTAAGGGCTGGTGCAATCACACCAGATATGCCTAAAGCTAAGCAGTATGCTGACGCAGATTTCCTACTAAATGCTGAAACAATGATGCCTAAACCATCAGAAATAACGTCAGATAATTATGCCCGAATTTCTGACAGCCTAAATAGCTACTGGGCCGGTCAAAAGGTCGTTGGAAGCGATCAAATTGCCTACATAAATAACCGACTTGTTTACAGCGGAAACCCATACGAAGCTGCTGGATATGCACAGGCTATTGATAAACTATTTAATGATCCTAATCTTAAGAATATAGAAGTAGCAAGCCAGTATGGTGATTCTAATAAGAGCACTGTAGGCATGGCATTAGACATATCTAGACAGCTTAAGTTAGGTGTACCTGCTGCTGACGCTGTACAAAACGTACGTAACCACTATGCATCACTAAATAATAAAGAAGAATCTCAGTGGAACAAGGAATTGGATAGAGCTACAAAAGAAATTAAGTTTGATAACCTAGTAGAATCTGCAATTGATAAGTGGAATGTATACTACAATCCTAATAATCAGCCATATGCAGCTAAGGAGGCTGAGAATTTATTTAGAGCTGCTTATATGAAGACTGGGAATGTTGATACAGCTAAAGAAATGACTAAGGTTGCACTAGAAAGAGATTACTCTATTACAGAAGTAAATGGTGTAAAAGAGATCATGAAGAACGCGCCAGACAAAGTATTACCTGGACAAACCAAACGTATAGTCGAAGGGTTCCACTCAGAGATGGGTAAATACTTCACTGAGGCCGGACTAAAATACGACAATAATTATAATGTTGTAGGTCCAGATAACAAGCCTGTAAGAATACGTATGCAGCCAATGTATAACGGAATTGAAACCAAACCTGGCACAAAAACATTTTTAGTTACTGATGAAGGTGGTAGACTTATAGTAAGGCCTGACGGTAATTTCCTAACATATA